TCAAATTATTCACTATGCTTTCTTGAGAAGAATTCAAAAGGAGAAAAAGCAATTAGAAATCAAAACAAAGATTATTGAACGCACAGGATATGATGAAGTCATGGTTATTGACAATAATGAACTTTCAGGTAATAATGCTGAGTATAACTCCATTAAAGATAACATTCAATATCGTAACCGATAAAAAATTATGAAAGATTATTCACGATATTTTGAGTTATATCAAATTGATGAACTCAAAGATCTCTTTGACAAATACGGATGGGAAGAATCTGACGATGTTGTCATTGAAATGGCAGGAACTCAGGTTTCTGGTATTGATGTGGGTGAGGAGTATAATAAGAAGTGGCAGTCTCCTATTGGCACTCGTAAGTATAACAAAGATGCATTCATTGTTATCAAAAACCTTTCTCGTGATCCTGTTATATCTTCTAAACCAATGGACAGGGATCACAAACCTCATCATTCCAAATGAAAATAGCAATCATTACAGATACTCATTATGGTGCGAGGAAGGGTTCTAAGCACCTGCATGATTATTTTGAGAAGTTCTATGATGATGTGTTCTTTCCGACTCTAGAGGAGCAAGGAATTACTACTGTGGTTCACATGGGTGATGCCTTTGATAGTCGCAAGTCAATTGATTATCAAAGTCTGGAATGGTCAAAGAGAGTTGTATTTGAGAGACTCAAAAACTACGATGTTCACATGATTGTAGGAAATCATGATTGTTATTATAAGAATACCAATAATGTAAACTCTCCAGAACTTCTTTTACAGACTTATAATAATATTAAAACTTACAATAAAGTCACTGAAGTATTTCTAGATAAAACTAAAGTATTGTTTATTCCTTGGATCAATGCAGAAAACTTTGAGGATACTGTCAAGGTTGTCAAAACTACTGATAGCATATGTGCGATGGGGCACCTTGAGCTTAACGGATTCAGAGCGCATCGTGGACATGTCATGGAAGATGGTATGGCGTGCGACTTATTTGACAAGTTCGACAAAGTGTTTTCAGGACACTACCATACACGGTCAGACAACGGAAAAATCTTCTACCTAGGAAATCCTTATGAGATGTTCTGGAATGATGTGAATGATACAAGAGGATTTCATATCTTTGATACGGATACCCTCACTCATACCCCAGTTAATAATCCTTATAAATTATTTTATAATATCTATTATGAGGATACCAACCATAAACTCTTCAATGCAACTGAATATGAGAACAAGATTGTAAAGGTTATTGTTCGTAAAAAAACAAAACCCAAAGATTTTGAAAAGTTTATTGATAAGTTGTATTCTATTGGCGTCCAAGATCTAAAAATTATTGAAAACTTTGACATTCAAGAAAATGAAGATTTTGAAATAGGGGAGGAAGAAAATACTCTTTCAATTCTAAGTCGTTATATTGATGAATCTGAAACACAATATGATAAAAATATTATTAAAAATATTTTTCAAGAACTCTATAAACAAGCTTGCGAGGTAGAATAAAATGTATCTCCTCACTCTCAAAGAAAGTAAAGATGAGGGTGCTTATGCCGTACAAGATAAGTATGGTGATAAGGTCCTTTTTCTTTTTGAGGAGGAAGATGATGCCGTTCGTTATGCTATGATGCTTGAAGAGCAAGAAGAACAAACTATGGATGTTGTTGAGGTTGACGATGAACTTGCTATAAAAACTTGTAAAATACACAGTTACAAATATACTGTAATTACTTCTGATGACATTGTGATTCCCCCCAAGAATGATAACCTTTAAAAATATTAAGTACAAGAATTTTTTAAGTACTGGAAATAATTGGACTGAGATTGACTTTCAGCAATATAATACGAACCTGATCATTGGAACGAATGGTGCGGGAAAAAGTTCTATGTTGGATGCACTTACTTTTGTATTGTTTAATAAACCATTTCGCAAAATTAATAAACCACAACTAATCAATACCACAAACGAAAGGGAGTGTTTGGTGGAGATTGAGTTCTCTGTGAATAGTCGTGATTATTTGGTTCGTCGTGGAATCAAACCAAATGTATTTGATATTGAGGTGAATGGTAATCCACTTCATAAGGAAGCAGATGATCGTGCCAATCAACGCATTCTTGAGGAAAGTATTCTTAAGGTAAATTATAAATCATTCACGCAAATTGTAATCTTAGGTAGCAGCACCTTTGTGCCTTTCATGCAACTCACAACTTCTAATCGTCGTGAAGTGATTGAAGATTTGTTAGACATTCGCATCTTCTCTGCGATGAATAATTTGGTCAAAGAAAAACTAAGGATAATGAGGGATCAATCTAAATCCTTAGATCTGAAAAAAGATAATGTCAGAGATAAGATTGGGATGCAGGAAAACTTTATTAATGAACTTGAAGAAAGGGGCAATGCCAATATAAATGCAAACCAAGAAAAAATTAATTCTTTGGATGCAGAAGTTCTTGCCTATATGAAAGAGAATTCTATCCTTGAAGAAGATGTATTTAAGTTCATTAAGGAACAGGAGAGTGTCATTGGAGCAGGAGAAAAATTAGTAAAACTAAACAATCTTAAAGGAAAACTCTCTCAAAAAGTAGGCACAATTACCAAAGAACATAAGTTTTTCACCGAAAATACGGTTTGTCCTACTTGTACTCAGGACATAGAAGAGGAGTTTAGGTTAAATAAGATTGTAGACGTTCAAAATAGAGCAAAAGAACTTCAGAGCGGTTACCAAGAACTGGAAACCACCATTAAGTTTGAACAAGAAAAAGAACGTCAATTTAACTCACTATCTAAGGAGATTACTAAACTCAATAATGGCATTTCTCAAAACAATACTAGGGTATCTGGATGTCAACGACAAATCCGAGATTTGGAATCGGAAATTCAGAGACTTACCCAGCAAGTTGCAAATAGAAATACTGAACATGAGAAGTTAGCAGAGTTTAAAGTAACCCTCCAAAATACAATTGAAGACCTGTCTGATAAACGGATTGAAATGTCAAATTATGACTTTGCATATTCACTGCTCAAAGATGACGGTGTAAAAACAAAGATCATTAAAAAATATATTCCTTTCATTAATCAACAGGTTAATCGTTATCTGCAGATGATGGACTTCTATATCAACTTCAATTTGGATGGTGAATTTAATGAGACCGTAAAATCGCCAATTCATGAAGATTTTTCTTATGCTTCTTTCAGTGAAGGTGAGAAAATGAGAATTGACCTAGCACTTCTTTTCACATGGAGAGAAGTTGCCCGTGTTAAGAATTCTGTCAATACAAATCTTTTAATTATGGACGAAGTATTTGACTCTTCACTTGATGGATTTGGCACAGAAGAATTTCTTAAAATTATTAAATATGTCATTAAGGGTGCTAACATTTTTGTAATATCTCATAAATCAGATTTACATGACAAGTTTGACAATGTGATAAAATTTGATAAAATAAAAGGGTTTTCCCGGAAGGTACTATGAGACAACAAATTCGTCGCCCTGTTGATATTTCCAAGACTTTCAGAAATTCTGGAATGACTTTAATTACAGACCCAGCATCAGATAGGTATCTCAATGCAAGTTCCAAACTGGCAACATCACTCCAAGAAGGAGCAGAAACGCACTCTCAAACCTCAGGCATTGAGGTCTAGTAAAGAAGCACTCAAACAATTTAAGAAGTGTCACATGAACCCGTTCAAGAAGCGGGTTTCGTCGTATTATGAGTCCATACGAACGAACTTCAATGACCGTTTCTCACGAGATTAAATCTCAACTGGCCAAACTACTGGCAACCGAGGATTTAATTGTAGAGCACAAGAATGTTGAAACTGCTTGCTTCAACGTCCATACTCGGGTTCTGACGCTTCCAATGTGGGAAAAGGCAAGTAATAGTGTTTATGATATGTTAGTGGGTCATGAGGTGGGACATGCACTTTATACGCCTGATAGAGATTGGTTTTTGGAACTAAAGATTCCTCCACAGTTTGTGAATGTGGTTGAAGATGTCCGCATTGAAAAACTTATAAAACGTAGGTATGCGGGTATTGGCAAAACATTCTATCGTGGTTACCAGGAACTTGCCGATCAAGATTTTTTTCAGATTGCTAATGAAAATGTCAATCTTATGAATCTTGCTGACAAAGCAAACTTATATTTTAAGATTGGAAATTTCACAAACATTTCTTTTACTGAAGAGGAGATGGCAATCATTCGTATAATTGATGGTTGTGAGGATTTTGATGACACCTTATTTGCAGCAGAGGTTCTGTATAAATTTTGTAAAAGAGAGCAAGAGAAAGAACAAGATAGTAATATTGATAATCAAAATAGTCAACAATCCGATGAAGGAGATTCTACTGAAGAATCTGAATCTGGAGATTCTGAAGAGGGAGATTCGGCAGACTTAGAAACTCCTTCATATGAGCAGAAGGGAGGAGATGTTGGTAATGAAACTTTAGGTGATGAACCAGAAGTCTCTACTGCAACTAATCTAGAAGATGCACTTAAACAACTTATAGATCATAGTGGATTTGAAAATGTCTATTTGGAATTTCCTAAACTTGACTTAAAAAAAGTTGTCGTTCCTAATTCTAAGATTCATGAACTTTGTGCAGAGAACTGGAAATCTTATGCGGAAAACGAGAGTGAATATGGAAAATCATTTCCATTAAGTTTCAGTATTTCTAAAGTCGATCAACAATATTCTAAATTCAAACGTTCTGCTCAGAAAGAAGTTAGTTATTTGGTAAAGGAGTTTGAATGTAAGAAAGCAGCAGATGCTTATTCTCGTGCTTCTACATCTCGCACTGGCGTTTTAGATTGCTCTAAACTTCATACCTACAAATATAACGAAGACCTCTTTAAAAAAATTACTACCATTCCCGATGGTAAAAATCATGGTCTGGTATTTGTTTTGGATTGGAGTGGTTCTATGGGTAGTGTTTTACTTGATACTATGAAACAACTTTTTAATCTGGTTTGGTTTTGTAAGAAAGTAAATATTCCATTTGAAGTGTATGCATTCACCAATGATTATCCTTTAATTGATGAGAGAACAGGTTGTAGGGAAATTTCTTATGAGAAAAAATCTGGTCTTGTATATGTTCCTGAATGGTTTTCTATGATGAATTTCCTTACCAGTAAGGTAAATGGAAAAGTTCTAGATGAGCAGATGAAAAATATTTTCAGAATTGCATATAGTCATGATTATCATTGTTCTTTTAGAGCTCCTGTTGGTTTAGGACTCTCTGGAACTCCCTTGAATGAGGCAATGATTTCTCTCCATCAAATCCTACCAAAATTCAAAGAAGAACATAAACTTCAAAAAGTTCAGTGTGTCGTTTTGACTGATGGAGAGGGATGTTCCTTAAGATATCATCGTCAGATTGATCGCGGATATGTTGATGGTCCTTTTCTTGGAACTGGTAATATTGGACATAGGTGCGTTTTGAGAGATAGGGGAACTGGAAACACATATACCTTCAGTGATGAATGGGATGAAATGACTGATGTTCTTCTTCGCAACCTGAGAGATAATTTTGTTGATATAAATTTCATCGGTATTCGTATTCTTCAATCCCGTGATGCCAAATCATTTATGCGTAAGTACTATAAATTTTATTCTGAGGAATTTCATAAACTAGAAAGTGTATGGAAAAAAAGAAAATCTTTTACAATTAAAACTTCTGGATATCACAGTTATTTTGGTTTATCATCTTCTGCCTTAAATAGTGATGATGAATTTGAAGTGAATGAAGACGCAACTAAAACTCAGATTAAGAGTGCGTTTGCAAAATCTCTCAACTCCAAAAAAATGAATAAGAAAATTCTTGGTGAGTTTATTTCTTTGGTGGCATAACCATAGACACTTAATTAAGTGTCTGTCAAATGAAATTCAAAGCAATTTTCGACTATAATAACTTCAGTCAAACAAAACAACCAATGTCTCTGACCACCGACTACATTCGTACTTCTCTTCAAAATTTGTATGGTGAGTCTGTAACCTCTGCCGACATTCGTGCATGGTGTATGATGAATGATTCTAATTATCAAAATGTAACCAAAAAACTTTCTGATTGTAAGGTTGGTCGTGGTAAATGGAATCTTGAATTGACAAAAGAAACCGTGAATGAATTGGAAGTATCTTACAGTTCTCCTGCAGCATTGCCTGCCATTGAACAAAACCTTATTCCTCGGAAAGATGATACTTTCGTCCAGTTTGGTAACTTTAGTGATATTAAAAAAATTATTCAGTCCAATCTTTTTTATCCGACATTTATTACTGGACTCTCGGGTAATGGCAAAACTCTCTCGGTGGAGCAAGCATGTGCTCAAACAAAACGAGAACTTATCCGCGTAAACATTACTATTGAAACTGATGAAGATGATCTTATTGGTGGTTTCCGCCTTGTTAATGGTGCAACCGTCTGGCACAATGGCCCGGTCATTGAAGCACTCCAGCGAGGAGCTATCCTGCTCCTTGACGAGATCGACCTTGCCTCTAATAAAATTCTCTGTCTCCAGTCTATCCTTGAAGGAAATGGAGTCTTTCTCAAGAAAATTGGGCAGTTTGTCCGTCCCAGTGCAGGTTTCAATGTCATCGCAACCGCAAACACTAAAGGTAAAGGTTCAGACGATGGACGATTCATTGGAACTAACGTGCTCAATGAAGCATTCCTTGAGCGATTCCCTGTGACTTTTGAGCAGGAGTATCCTACTCCTTCTAATGAGGTAAAGATTCTTTTGGGTGTTGCTGCTTCTGTCGGTAAACACGATGAAGACTTCTGTAGGAGACTTGTAGATTGGGCTGACATTATCCGCAAGACCTTCTATGATGGTGGTATTGAAGAAATTATCAGCACTCGTAGATTGGTTCACATTATCCGTGCATATTCAATCTTTGGCAAGAAAGAAAAGGCAATCCAAGTTTGTGTAAATCGTTTTGATGATGAAACCAAACAAGCATTCCTAGAATTGTATGATAAAGTGGATGCGGATTTCCAAATGCCAATTGACGATCAGGAGATTACCTGATATAATAAATTATGACTAATTCTTGGTCCATGCTCTATGATGAAATTTTGAAAATGGATGAAAACACTTTGAACATAGGTACTCACCTTCCAGGTGCAGAAGGTGATGACCACATTTCTTTAAATATGTCTAAAAATAATCGATATAAGTATAGTGAAGAAAAAATTCTAAAAGAACTAACTGATTATATTGTTAGAACATATGATCAGCATTATTCTGCCGGTGATGATAAAATCCAAACACTTGATCTGATTGAAGCATGTGGTGATGGTGAAGCATTTTGCCGATCTAATATTCTCAAGTATGCTTCTCGTTATGATAGGAAAGGCACTGCCCGACGTGACATTATGAAGATTCTGCATTATGCTGTTCTTCTGATGCACTTCAATGATAAGAATGCTGAGAAAGAGAATTACAATCAATGACCATGAAATTACGCGAACGCACTATGAAACTAAGTGATTCAACTCTGTCCATCCTGAGAAACTTTGCAGGAATTAACAACTCAATTCTTGTAAAGAGAGGAAATCGTCTTCGCACAATTTCTGTTGCCAAGAACATTTTGGCAGAAGCAAATCTTGATGAAGATTTTCCTTCAGACTTTGCACTCTATGATCTCAATCAATTTCTCAATGTAAATAACAGTCTTTTCAGAAATCCTGAATTGGATTTTACTGATAATGGTTATGTTGTTATTAGTGAAGGTAAGTCCAAACAAACCTTTTTCTTTGCTGATCCAAATGTAATTGTTACTCCTCCCGATAAGGAAATTACTCTTCCCACTGAAGATGTTTGTTTTGAACTGAGCACAGAACAACTAGACAAACTGCTTAAAGCAGCTGCCATCAATCAACTACCTGATTTTTCTGCGATTGGTAGGAATGGTAAAGTGACTTTGGTTGTCCGTGATAAAAAGAACGATACTTCTAACAACTTTAATATTGTTGTCGGAGAAACTAGTTCTGAATTCGCATTCAACTTTAAAGTGGAGAACATTAAAATTCTTCCAGGAACCTATGATGTGGTTGTCTCGCAAAAACTTTTGTCACGATTCACCTCTAAAAATCATGATCTGACTTATTATATTGCTCTGGAACCTGATTCTACTTTCGAGTGATATGAACATCTTTGTTACTTCTCCTGACCCCTGGGAGTGTGCTAGGGTCCTCCCTGACAAGCATATTGTCAAGATGCCTTTGGAGACCTGTCAGATGCTTGCTATTGTATGCTCTGACAAGTGGGGTCACAACTTTGGCACTCTTCCTAGAGCAGATGGCAGTGCCTATGCTACTGAGAAGGGTGCCTTTCGTAATCACCCCTGCACTAAATGGGCAAATCAATTCGTAACCAATTGGCAGTGGTTGCTTGCTCATGGACTTGCTATGTGTGATGAATATACTGCTCGCTATGGTAAGGTTCACACCTGTCAGAAGACGCTTCTAGCAGCAAAGGAGATACTCCCTACCGCAGATCCTCAAGGTCGCAGTGGAAAGGATACAACACCCTTTGTATTTGCTGGACCTGATGAGTTCAAGTATGATACGAGCATTGACATTTTCACTGCTTACAAGATGTATATTGCATCTAAACCATGGGTAAAAGATAATTATCTTCGTATCCCATCCAGAAAACCTGATTGGATATAAATGAGACACATTCTCTTCACCCTCAAAGGATGTCCATATGGATTGCTAGATGATGAATCGCACATTCGCAATGTGCTGGCAAATGCATCAACTCTTGCCGAAAGTACATTGCTGAATATTTCATCTCATAAGTTTGATCCTCATGGAGTAACTGCCATAGCACTTCTTGCCGAGTCTCATATTAGTATTCATACATGGCCAGAGAATGGTATGGCAGTATGTGATGTGTTTACCTGTGGTGACCATACAAATCCACGATCCGGTGCCACATACATGTATGAGGCAATGGGTGCAACAGACATTGTATCCGAAATCTTTACTCGACCTTTGAAATGACTAAAGTTGATGTCCCAATGAGAATAACTGGTAGTATCCTAGTGATTACTGCTTATTTTGTCGTTCTTCACATTAATATAACTCTCGGAGTTTTTTTGCACTTTGTTGCTGATATGATTTCAGTTCCTTACTTTATAAGGACAAAATCTTGGGATGTTGTTATTATGCTAGGATTCCTTCTAGCGATTAGTTTTAGTAAATTACTTTTTTGATTATGCGTAATGAATTCCTTTGGGTTGAAAAATACCGACCCAAAACAATTGAAGAATGTATTCTACCTGAGAATACCAAAGAAACATTTCAAAAGTTCCTAGATAAAGGTGAGATACCTAATATGCTTCTCGCAGGACCTGCGGGGTGTGGCAAAACAACGGTAGCAAAGGCACTGTGCAATCAACTGGGAGTAGACTATTATGTCATCAATGGATCGGATGAGGGACGCTTCCTTGATACTGTCAGAAACAATGCGAAAAACTTTGCTTCGACCGTATCACTTCAAGCAACTGCAAAACACAAAGTCATCATCATTGATGAGGCAGATAACACAACGAACGACGTACAACTCCTCTTACGGGCGTTTATTGAGGAGTTTAGTAGTAATTGCAGGTTCATCTTTACATGTAACTTTAAAAACCGAATTGTCGAACCACTCCACTCAAGATGTGCCGTCGTTGAATTTGGAATCAAAGGAAAAGATAGACAAACAATTGCTGCTCAGTTCTTCAAAAGAATCCAAGAAATCTTGGGTGCAGAAGGTGTTGAATATGATAACAAGGTCCTGGTAGAATTAATCAACAAGCACTTCCCTGATTGGCGTCGTGTCTTGAATGAGTGCCAGCGTTACTCTGTAAGTGGAAAGATTGATGCTGGCATCCTTGCTACTTTTTCTGATGTTGCCGTAAATGATCTCCTCAAAAATCTCAAAGAAAAAAACTTCCCGGAAGTTCGGAAGTGGGTGGTATCTAACATGGATAATGATACTACTGTACTTTTGCGTCGTATTTACGATGCTCTTTATGTTTCCCTTGAAAACAATAGCGTTCCTGCTGCTGTGCTCGTGCTTGCTAAGTATCAGTATCAGTCGGCATTCGTCGCGGATCAGGAGATAAACATGTTGGCATGTCTAACTGAGATTATGGTGGAGTGTGAATTCAAATGAGTCCCTGGAAAGACCCTGAAAAAAGAAAAGAATACGATAGACAAAGGTATTTAAAAAAACAAGAAGAAATAAAAATAAGAAGGCTAGAACGATACTGGGAAAATGTAGATCAAGAACGTCAAAAAAGCAGAGAGTATTATCAAAATAATATAGATAAACGAAGAGAGTATGGTAGAAATAATAGCGAAAAACATAACTCTTATCTTAAAAAAAGATATTACGAAACACTATCAGAATGTATAGAAAAATTGGGAGGTGAGTGCGTAAAGTGTGGAGTAAAGGAAAGACTTGAATTTGATCATATCCACCCCAAAAACAAATCTTTTGAGATTACCAGAAAATTTCTTATGAGTGATAGAAAGAAATTTGAAGAAGAGTTAAATAAATGTCAATTGTTGTGTTATGATTGTCATCTAGAAAAAACTAAACAAAGTTACTTAAATGGTGAATTCAAATGACAAGTATTCCAACTAAAATCGGTATGGCCCTTATTATGGTCTATTGGTTGTCTATGGCTGGTATGGTTGCCAATGCATATTTTCATTATAACTATAATGTATGGAGTGTGAATTTAAATGATTGATGTAAAACTGCTACGAATTGTGACCGGAGAAGAAGTTATTGCAGAACTTCTATCTGAGACAGAAGAAACTATTACAGTACAAAATGGTCTTGCAGTTCTTCCAACAAATAATGGTGTTGGATTTGCTCCATGGGCAACTGTGATTAGTAAAGACAATCCAGAGATTACGATCTCTAAAACTCATCTTGTATATGTTGCAGAAGTCCAAGAGGATGTCTGTAAGAAGTACAATGAAATGTTTGGTAGTAAATTGATTACTCCAGATTCCAAAAAACTAATTGTGTAATTATGAAACAAAAGAAAAGGTGTCAAATTAAGTCCAAGTTCTACTATATCTTTTGGGGAACTGCTACAGTAGCAGTTGTTCTGGGACAACTATATGTTGGAACTGGATATCGTGTATTACATGGTGATATGCAAGAACTATTCAATAAGGTTGATGGAGTTCTTCTTCGTGCGGATGAACCGAACTACCTATGAGTTTTTTAAAAACTGACAAAAGTAATTTAGTTGAACCAAAGGTAAAAACTACTCCTCAAAATGTGGCAGAATCAAACGATAGTTTATTTCGTGCTACAATGAATTTACCTAATGCCGCAAAACATTGTGGTATGACCGAGAAGGAAATGAAACTAACCTTCTGGGAATATTTGAAGTATCATCCTCGTGATTATGAAGTCATTTAAAACACCTTTACGCTACCCTGGGGGTAAATCCCGTGCCTGTGTTAAAATGGATGAGTTTATTCCTGACCTAAGGGAATATAATAATTACCATGAACCATTTCTTGGTGGTGGTAGTGTTGCCATTCACATTACAAAAAAATATCCACACCTAGATGTCTGGGTAAATGATTTATATGAACCACTCTATAACTTTTGGAGAGTTCTACAGGATGATGGATATAAACTTTATAAGAGACTTCAAGAATTAAAGTCCAGATATCCGGATCGTGGGTCTGCCAAAGGTCTATTTCTTGAGGCAAAAACTGTTGTAAATGATTATGATCAAACCAATCTATTTCGTGCTTGTGCTTTTTACGTTGTTAACAAGTGCTCTTTTTCTGGTCTCACTGAGTCCTCATCCTTTAGTGCCCAAGCATCTGATTCAAACTTCTCAATGCGAGGCATAGAAAAACTACAAGGATATTCAAAAATAATTAAAGATTGGAAAATTACTAATCTTAGTTATGAACAACTCCTCACTGATGATAAGGAGTGCTTTACTTATCTTGATCCCCCATACGATATTAAAAGTAATCTTTATGGAAAAAAGGGAAGTATGCATAACAAATTCAATCACGATGATTTTGCCACTGATTGTGATAGATTTATTGGACCTCAACTCATATCTTATAATTCATCTCAATTAGTCAAAGATCGTTTTCAAGGATGGGAAGTGGGAGAATTTGATCTTACCTATACGATGAGATCTGTGGGTGAGTATATGCGCGAGCAAAAAGATAGAAAAGAACTTCTTCTCATGAACTATGATAAGAAGTCGAAAATAAAACCTGTATTTGAAGAGTGTTATAATTTCTCCAAGTTGAAGAAAGAGGGGTTGGTATGAGTAAATCAATGCGGGAAAAATTAGATAATCTTCGCCAAAGAAAAAACAAAGACTATCAAAATATTGTTTATTACTCATACAAAATGAGTATTCATGAGCATATCAATAATCATGAATTGAAACGTTTGGAACATAGCATTAAATCGTTGAGAGAATTTAACAATGAGATATGTGTTTATTTGTTCTGTGATGATCATAATTTTATCTCGCCAGATTTTTGTTCAAACTATGATGTAAATTTTAGATCTTTTGTGGATGGATTTGACCATGATATGTTGAGTGCCTGGTCAATTCACAGATGGTATAATCTTAAATACTTTGAAGGTAGATCCTGCAATATTCTTTATCTTGATTCTGATACTATTTTTTATGATGACCCTCAGTATCTTTTTGACACCTATTGTCATCGTGATGTGTATGGTAGAGAAGAGTTTGGATTCCGACATGACCCCAATACAGGTGGCGGCAGGGGCATCAGAGAGTCCTTAGATAAGGTAGATGCTGCCATCTATGATCTAGGGGGAAAGCGTGAGGTTTATAAGTATTGTCTAGGTGTGATATTGATGAATAATAATTTTCACGACCAAATCATTGATCGCCTTGATGAACTGACTAAACTGATGCAACTCTTTAAATTTAGTGAAGAGTTAATGCCGATTCCAAATCCACGAATTGTTGATCAGTATGCTGTATGGATTATCTTTAGTCGCCTTGAATTGGTTGGTGACATGTTTGCCACTCAAGATGTGACTATGGGATTCAAGGAACAAAAGCACGAAGAATTTTTTAATCCTGTCGTTCTTCATTACACAACAAAAGGTGAGCAGGGACTTGCCGAGTCTGACGAGAAGTATGCTAATCTTATTAGAGATACTGACGAGTTAGGCGCAGAAATAGACCCTTATAGTATGATTTTATCATGACCGAATTGAAAGATTGGCTCAACTCTATCAATCAAACAAAGAAGCATTTGATTGATGAAGACCCCTTGGTTGAAAAAGAATATCCTCCTTATATTATCAACCGTTGTTTCTCCGGACATCTTGATGCAATTATGTTTGCAAACGAGATGAACAAGTATCATTTTCTTCCAAAGAAGATGCAGTATGATTTTATGCTAAATAGTCTGAGGAAAAAGAAGAGATTTTCTCCCTGGCTCCGAAAAGATAAAATCAAAGATCTTGATTATGTCAAACGTTATTATGACTATAGTAATGAAAAGGCACAACATGCTTTGAAGATCCTAACAACAGAACAACTTAATTTTATTAAATCAAAATTTGATACTGGAGGAACAAGATGAGTGTGGTTCAAGAACCTATTGTGAAATGGTCGCCGGAGCAGATGGTTGAAGTGGTTCTTGGAGAACCTGATGACTTTCTCAAAGTAAGAGAAACACTAACAAGAATTGGTGTTGCATCAAGAAAGGAAAAAAAGATTTATCAATCTTGTCATATTCTTCATAAACAAGGTCGTTATTATCTTGTGCATTTTAAAGAACTTTTTGCACTAGATGGTAAACATGCCAATATCACAGTTAATGATGTCCAACGACGTAATCGTATTGCTCAATTACTTGCTGATTGGGGTCTTATTAGCATCGTTAGTGCTGATAAAATACAAGATATTGCTCCACTGAATCAGATTAAGGTTCTTTCTTATAAAGATAAGCAAGACTGGATTCTTGAAACTAAGTATAATATTGGGTCCAAAAAGAAAAAGGTTGAAGAAACCGAATAAAAATCTACGGGGTTCACTACCCCTTTTTTTATGTTTTGTTATAAATAATGATGGATGCCTTCGGGGTCCACAAAACACAAACTCGCTTTTAAAGGAGCTAAGAATCATGGGAAACCTTGCACGGTATACTGCTGCGGACCTACCTGCGTTGATGGAACGCATAAATAGGAATAGCATAGGAATGGATGAATACTTCGATAGGTTGTTTAATCTCCACGAAACAACGAAGAATTATCCACCATTTAATCTAGTCACGGTCAGCGCAGTAGAATCACGACTAGAACTTGCACTTGCAGGATTTAGAAAAGCAGAAGTAAATGTCTACACACAAGACGGAAAACTCTTTGTCGAAGGACAAAAAGAGGACACCGAATCAGAAACGACTTATGTCCACAGAGGAATGGCTCAACGATCTTTCACCAGATCTTGGACACTGGCAGAGGATACGGAAGTTAGATCAGTTGAATTTGAGGATGGGTTGTTAAGTATTGTTCTGGGAAGAATTGTACCCGAACATCATCAAAGGAAAGTCTGGTTTTGATATCCTAACTAATTTTTGCTGCGGTTGATACAGAAGTGTATCACTATGATACACTATACTCTATATAATTATGTAATAGATTAGGAGGCATCAATGAACTTCACTACCACTGCCTTAGCAGCTGGAACTCTAATGACTATTTTTATTGGAGTTCCCATTACTACATTTGTTTCTTAGTATATGGAAATCTTAGCAACCTTTGCCATTTTTGGAGCAGTGATGACTGGAGCATTTGCACTCACCCCTAAAAAATAAATACTAAATAAAACTGAATATCGTCGTCGTAGACGGAGGGGTAACTGGCAAAATCCAGTTAATGCCCCTCTTTTTTTGTATCTAAATATCAACGTTAGTGAGAGGAGTATGCTATCTACTCAGTATAGATTGAGGTTAGAGTTTATCTGTAAATGTATCGCAAATAATGAAGATGTAAAACTAGATGATATGATCTGGGCACAGAAACTTGCTAAGGCAAATACATCTGCTAATGAGATGTTAAAAATGGCAAGACGCCAAGCATCACAAAATATCGAAGAAGGTAGTACAGACGATTTTCTGAATAGGATGGGGTTAGGTGATCCCGATCCATCCAACCATAAGAAGGGATTCACTGATGCTGACGATATTAAGAGTTGGTTTCATCAAGACAAACCTGATGATTGGAGGCAACGTGACTAATGGCAAGTGAATTTGATTACGTTGAAGCACCTACTGAAGGTGAAGTTGATAAGTGGGGATTTACAATTAAACCCTCTATCAGTGATAATGAACTAATTATTATATGTTTAAAAAACGCCCCCTGTGGATCAGACAAGAAACAAGTTGAACGATTAATAAAACATTATGAAGAATAAAAAATCAGATTATGTCTGTGTCACGACATGGAATCCCATGTTTGAATGTGTGCGCTATCATTGGGTACATAAGTCAGAAAAAGATCCTGTGCAATTCGTGAAAAATCTCAACCCCGATGAGGTGTTTTTTTGAAACAACTATTTGTAGTTAATACTGGCGACAATGAATGCGTCACTCATGATGGATATATTCAGATTGGCATCTTCAATCACTCTGTGGAAAAGCATCTGAAGTTAAATCCTACTATTGATTGGCAAGTAACTTATTGGATGCCAGATATCTGGGCAAATAGATATAAGAGAGTATCATTTCAAA